TCCAGGTTGCATATGCTCCTGTAAGATATGTCTTACCAACACCTCGAAAAGCCTCGATAAGTAATCGTCTGTGACCTTCTTGTAGTGTTGCCGCAATATCCCTCTGTATAGGCGTAGCCTTTGGTAATCCTATTTGCTGCCAGACGTAATCTACGTAGTCTGGAAAGCTTTTTACCAATCTCTCAATATCATTCATTAGTGAAACTCACTGTCTAATAATTCAGTCTCTTTTTCTAAGAAACTTTGTACTAAATTAGCCATAGGCTTGCTTTCAATGATGTCTGCAGTAATCTCATTGTCTTTTAAAAACTTTAAGATAGCAGATAACTCCCCAGGAGCGAGTCTTTCGCCCCCAGAGAGTAAATCATTAAAATATGCAGCCATCTGTTCGTGTAACCCATTAAGGGTTTCCAGATCTGCTTTCATATCTTCTCCTATTGTGCAAATACGTCAAATATTGTGCCTCGAAGGTCACGTTGTCCAACACCTTGCTGCTGATTGATTAATTTTAGTGTTTCAATCTGTTGTTTATATTTTTTAGTTAACCTTTCTCGATTAGCTTGAAAAAACAACTCTTTTGCTCTAGCCTTAGAATCATTATATGATTTTTCTAACGCTTTTGTTTTGCTAGGTATTAAACTAGTTTGATCGTAGTCACCAGAAACACCGTCAGGTGCTTTTTTATACATCGAGTTTTGCATTACTTTTTCCATTCTACCTTTAGCATCTACTCTTTTATCAGACATAAATTTACGTAATTCGTAATGATCTTTATAATCTAACTCAAGTTTGACACCATTAGGTAAAGTTAGGATGTTATCAGCGTGTTTAAGATTAGGTTTTAACTTCCAAATCTCACGTTCTACTTTATCTTGAGGATCAGGATTACTAGTACGCCAATATACAAAGTTACGAGTAGCTTCTGAGTTAGGTAAACCGAATAAATCTATTTTTTCTCGATCTCCATACTCTTCACCCATCATACCTACGGTTTTTCTAAACTTTTCACCTAAAGTTTTAGCTTCATATATAACTTCACTACCAAAAGCTTGCTCAATACCAGATCTTGCAGGAATAACACCAGCAATTAAGTCTTTCCAATATTGCTCAGCAGACTCACTAGTAAAATTAGTTAAAGCTCTTGTTAATCTACGTATTTGTTCCATACCAGATTTTTCTGAGAACACTTTCGCAGTGGCTGCAAAAACAGATAAAATCCATTCAGTCTTAAGTTCTCTAAGTTTTTCTAGATCTGCTTCAGCCTTAGGATTATTTACTTGTGACTCAATAAGCTGTTCTAAACGCTGTACTTCATCATAAATTGCAGAATAATCTGCTGTTAAACGTAGAAATGATCCAATAGGTTCAATCCTGTTTAGTGGAATTGAATCAAAAATAGGTAAATTAATACTAGAACCTTTTAAATTTGTTGTACTTTCAATACCATACTCTGATGGATCAGTTGAAGGTGTAATAAACCCTTCTTTGTACAACATATAACCTAAAGACATCCACGTAGTACCCATAACCATCTCAGAAATTGCTCGATCACGTGCAACACCGCCTGCAGCAATGTCAGCTCTCCAGCTTCGTAAGAATAAGTTAATACCAGGAACACGTCTTAGTGTGTCCTTAGTCATATTCATTACAGTCTTAAGATAAGGTAATTGTGTTTGTCCTAATGGATGTATGTCACGCATATTTTTAATTAGCGTAGCAATCTTAGAATCTTTAGGAATATCAGTTTGAAACAGCATTTCACGTAGATAACTTACAGCTTCATCGTGAATAGCAGGATCAATACCTACTTCATCTAGTAAAGCTTTTTCTGCGTTTGTAAATGCTACCTGAGATTCAGCTAAGTCCATAGCTTTTTGCTCTGCTTGCGTTACTTCAAAATAACTAGCATCTGGATTATCTTTATGAAACTTTTCCATTTCACGTTTAATAATTAAACGCATTGTGTTATCACGAAAACCTTTCTTTTGATAATACAAATTATATGCATTGTCATATTTATTAATAAATGCATCTAAGGCATCACCACGTAAACCTTTATCAATACCAATTCCAGCTGCTTTCATACGAATATAAGGGCCATAATACACCCTTTTCATAAGATCATCTGCTAAAGTTAGTGCTGTAAACGAACCACGAGTAATAACACCAGCTGAATCTATAAATTTGTTTATAAAACTTTTAAATACAGTATTTGGATCTTGAAAGCCTATGTAATCAGAGTTAATAGCACCTTTAGTTGTTTCGTCATCCCATTTAGTAGACCAACCATCTAAAGATTCACGTTGAATTTGTGCTTCAACACCTTCACCTGTAGTTGACTTAAACAAACGTTGAATCATTTTCCAGGTTTCAATAGTTTGTGCCCATTGACCTCTATTTAATTCCTGGATTTGTCTCCAACGTAAGTGTTTACCTTTGTCAACACCTACTATATCTAAACCTTTACCAGTAATATACTGAATGTAAGATTCACCTTTCATTGTTACACGTTTAAGACCAGTACCTACAAGTGCACCAAACTGTGTTGCAGTGTTCCATAGGTTTGCAGATGTCCATATCTCAGCGATAACACGAGAGAATTTACGAAACCTACCTTCTTTAGCATCGTGTGCAGGTAAAGATCTACGTAAAGAGTTATTATGAAACTCAGTTTCTTTAATTAACTCATCCATAGCTTTTTCAAGCTCAAGTAATTCTTCAGGCTCTATAGAATTATTGATAAAGTCATCATATTCTTTACCTTCAAGATTTCTTTCTGCAGCTTCTTGATTAGCTTTTTGAATTTTTTCATTAAATTTTTCAAAGCGTTCTGCAAGATCATCAAGAACATTTACTTTAATTTTGTATGCATTTAGTGCACGACCAATTTGAGCCGCACTCTGTTGTGCTGATTTTACAAATAGTTGTAATGACCTAAAAGCTTCTGGAAACTTAGCAAGTCTATTAGCACGTTTTCTAGGGGTGTCTGCATCTTGCCAAATTTTAGCTAGTTTATTCTCTGCATCAGAAAACAACATTCTAATAAGAACACCATTCTCAGGTAATTCTCTAACAGCTTCACTGAGATTTTCTAAAAAATCAATTACTTCTTGCTTAGTTTTAAATTTAAGAAACTTCTTACGAGCTTTATCACGCGTAGTTTGATGTAAAACAACATCCTGTTTTTCCATAAACTGATCCATAAGAGAATTAAACTCTTGTTCAGTTAGTACAGATTCAGTATATTCTTTATTTAATACTTTTTCAGGAGCTGGTTGTTCTTCATCTAAAGTTTTCTTAGATAACTCACTAGCTTGTTTCTTTTCTTCTGCAGTTAAAGGTTTTTCTTCAATAGGCTCAGGTTTTACTTCAGTTGTTTCTTCACCTTTTTTAACTTCGGGTTTTTCAGCTTTCTTAACTTTCTTTTTAGTAGGAAAACCCTCAACATCTATCTCTAGCAAACCTCCAGACTTCTTGTCTTCAACCTTTGCATAAGAATTTTTAAGTTTAGCTCTAAGAACATCACCTAAACGAAAAACGTCTTTCTCAGATAAACCTAGCTCTTTACGAGCAAACTCCATATATTCTTGTTGTCTCTTAGAAGGTCTAGTTCTATTACTAGCAATGTATACAGCTTTTTGTACATCGTTTTTAAAATTAATGTTAAAACCTTTGTATCTAGGCTTAGCACCTTTTAATTCCTTAGGTAATACATCAAAATCAATATCTTCGATCTCAGAATCTTTAACTGCAACACGTTCTTCAACAACAGGTTTTGTGTTAGGCTCATCAACTGTTTCAGTAATAGTCTCTGATTTTGCACTAATGTCGCTTTCTTCACGTACTTTAGTATCTGCGTCATCTTTAAGATTAACATCGTCTGCTGCTTTGTTTGCTGGCTTACGTAATATCTTATCTAGTGAAAAAGTAATACCACCACCAGCAAATATACCTAAGGTTGTAGCAAGAGCACTTCTACCATAATCTAATTCAGTTTCTGTCCAATCAGCAGCTTTACCTTGAGCTTGTTGTTCGATAGATTGTCTTGCAGCATCATCAGCAAAAGTATATATACCTGCTTCTGTCGCACCTAAAACTGTTTTAGCTTTAACGCTATCACGTAAATATGCTTTAATTGCAGCCTTAGTTGTTTCTTTTGCACCTGACTTACCTATAAGACCAATACCTAATGTACCAATACCAACATAAGTTGTTGGGTCGGCCATAAGTGCACCACCAATTTCTAATAACTGATCCCAAAAAGATTGAGAGCCATCACCAAAAGAATCTACTTGATCCCAGGTCTGCATCATTAACAAGTAATCTTGTTTTTCTTGCTTAGTAAGATTCTGCATTGCTACTGCATCATAACCTAAACGAGGTAAGTTCCAGTTAATCCAATGCTGCTCACCAGCCCACATTTCAATTAGTTCATCATTAGAGTAATCACCAACAAAACGTCTTTTAAGAGCACCAATAAGTTCTTTATTGTTTACTTGGTCTTCATATGTAAGACCTTTTTTTGCTTCTTTAAAACCTTCTACATCAAAATAGTAAGGATCTGCATTTTCTTGTGGATCTAACTCTGCAATCTTAGAATCTAAGGTAGTCTTTTTTGCATCTATAGATTCATCATAACGAGATAAATCAACTTCATTGTTGTCATCTAAATACCAAGGTTTAATTTGTTTAGTTTCTTCAGTATCTTCAATAACTTTTTCAGGTTGTACTAAATTTAATTCAGGAAAAAACTCATCTTCTTCTTTTTGAACTTTTTCTGTATCAACTTTATCATCTTGTAGCAAATCAGGTACAAGGTTTAATTGCTTAAATGGATCATACAGTGTTTGCGTCTGCGACATTATTATCTCCTACTCTTAATTGAGGCACAAAGTTTTTAATTGTATTACTTGCATCTTCTAATCGTTTTACAACACCATCTTTTTTACCTGATGCTTTACGATCCATATATTCTCTATGAATCAACAATTGATCTGCGGCTTCTTCATAGTTACCTTGATTAAACTGTCTAACCCAGTTGTAACCACGCTTTACATCACCACGATATGTAAGTGACATTAGTTCACCTTGTAGTTCAGGAGTAAACCTGTTGAATGACCCAAAAATATCTTCGGCTAGATCTTGATGATGCTCATATGCAGCAACAAAACCTTTATCTATCCACTCACCAGTTTGACCAACTCCGTATGTCATTACCCCTCTATCATCTTTATAAAATCCAGGTACAAAACCCTCTAGCGTAACAATACGCTTTTGAGGGGCTGTTAATTTAATACCATATATACTTTCAACTTCTTTAATGGCGGCGTTTCCATATAAAGTATGTTTAGGTACTTCACCTTTAGTCCAAGGATTTTCTTTAGTGCCTTTATTTTCCATAATCTTCCTCAGGAATTTGATTACTTAAATCACGACCTGTAAGTTGAATCATCATATTAATAAAATCATTATATGAAACATTCTTCTCATACATATCATTTAAGATCAAACGTCTATTCTCAGGTACTAACCAGGATTGATACTTAACATTTTGAGCATTACTAGGCTGATTAGGAGCTTTAATTATTTCTGTAGGACTTTCTGCACCAGCAACTGCATTAGCAGTACTAGGCATTCTTAAACTACCAGCAGAAATATTTATATCCTGATTTTCAAAACTTTCCTTATTTGCGTTAATCAAGTTCATTGTTTCTTGATCCCACTGATTAACAATATCAGAAGTTAAATTTTTCCAACCATAATTAGTTACAAACTCATTACGTCTACGAATCATCTCTTGAGTATAGTACTTAACTTTTCTTACTGATTCTGGGCCTGCCGCACCAAATATACTACCACCTCTTGCATTGCCTTTACCAACTGTAAGAAGATTTTTAAAAGTATCTTTAGCCGTAGCTACTGCAGTTGTTGTAGCAGCTTCTCCGTGTTCAATGTATGCCTTAATTACTGAATCATACTGAGTCTTTGTTAACGATGACTTCTGTGTTAACAAGTTTTGTAAAGTAAATGTACCATCACTAATACTATTTAATTGTTGAGCATATGTTGCAGCATCCCCTTCAGCCTGGTCAAACTCATTTAAGGTAGAAGCTTTAATAGCTGCTTTAGTTGAGTTATATTGTGATAGAGTATAAAACTGTTTATTTGCTTCTAAATAAGCTAAGCCTCCTACTACATCGCCCTCAGCAGCAAACGTAGTCAAGCCTCTATCAGATTCTGTTTTTTTGTTTTCATAATATTTTTTTACATCAGAGTATTGTTTATCTCTAATAGTATCTATTTGACCTTCTATTGTACGAATCATTTGTCCATACACGGGGTGTGTTTGATAGTTTACGCCAGGAGTAGGTTCAATATTAAAAGCTTGATTTATAGCTGTCTTGTAGTCAAACGTAGGATCATTTTGTACAGCCTCTAAAATGTTTTGGCCTACAATACGAACATACAACTCACCTGTTTTAGCTTTACCTAGTTGCTCACCTGTAGGAGAAACTTGCATCATTTTAACTAGGTTAACACCTTTGATTTCTCCGCCCATTTGCATAGCTTCTAGGTCAGTATTAACTAAAGAAACCAAAGCAAGTTCATTAGCAGTGTCTTGCTCTCTTTGCAGATCCTTAAGATCATTATCGTAAGCTTTGCCTAATTCGTTACCAACAACTCTTAAAGCTTGATCAAAATAATCTGCGTGTAATGCATCCGTATTATTTAATGATAATCTATAGTTTTCCATTTGCTGAAACATAAAATCTCTTCGATCAGCAATAGGTAATTTCTGAGCTTCTGAAATAATACGTTTAGCTTCAGTAAGACCAGCTACATTTCCTTTACTGCGTTGCATAACCGCTTCTCTTTGACCACGCAAATCAGCTTCGGACTTCATAATCTTAACGCCTTCTTTAGCAATTATTCCAATTCCTTCAGCTAAAGATTGCCCAGAACTCTTCAATGGAGTTATTGTAGGCATATCTACAGGTGTTGTAGCTTTATAGTCTAGTGTTCCTAGCTCTGTTCTTTCAATAGCTTGTTTATTAAGCTGTACTCTTGATTCTCTTGGCATCCTCAAACGCTCCTATTAACCTAATCCCCACGTACCTTTAAAGGAATTGTAAGATTTATTCCAGGTCATACCTGTATTGAAACCACCACCAGCACCATAGCCTTGAGCAGCTCCAGCACCAATTTGTAAGACCGCAGCCAAACCAGTAGTCTTTTTACTTTCTGCAATATTAATTGCATTCTTTGTTTTCATAAAATCGGATTGTGATTCCATACCAATTTGTACAAGATCACTCTCATTTAATGCAGTGATTGTTCCATCACTAATTGCTTTTTGTGTGTATACATTAGCTAAATTTCTAAATACTGCACCTCCAGCAACACCAGATTCTGCAGCACCTACTTTTATTCTGGATTTTTGTCGCAGAGCCTCCCTCTCATTCTGAGTGAGTTTTATTGCTGCTTCTTTTTTTGTTTCTTCCGCTTGCAGCACACGTTGTGCATTCATAATCTTTTGATTTTCAATAGCAGCAGCTTGTTGTGCTTCAGCAGCTTGATTAGCAGCCGATATTTGAGCAGCTGTTCCTATAGCACCTACGGCAGCCATAGTAATAGGATCACACATAATCTTGTCTCCTTAATTCAAATTTATAAAAAGGAACTTTTTTGTCAGCTAAAAGAACAGGTTTAGGATCTATCCTTGCTCCTAGCTTTCTTAACCATCTAACAGATGTCTTATGTTCACTACTCACATAGTTTGTAATGATAGGGAACATCTTTAATAAATGCATAAATACGCTAATAGTATATTTCGCCATATCCCATTTGTATTCATTGATACGTTCATCTGTTAATAGATAACCAATACCTTTTCCTAATTCTGCACTAGGAACAACTCCAAAGATACCTGATACAGTTCCTTCGTACATTATCAGATACATTGAGTCCTTATATGTATTAACAGTCTTTTGTAAAACTCTACGGTAAGTTAATCCTGTAGAAGCCTCAACTTCCTTCAGGTCATCTTCTTTTAACTTTAAATTAATCACTTCGTGATAATATTTTTCTTCATACAGAATTATCTCTACCTTCATACTTTCCTCTATAAACTTAATGGGTTCGCATTTCTATTATCGAACTTGTCTTCAGCCTTCATAATGTCCTTCTCAAGTCTCGAAATACTCGAATCTATGGACTTTAATCTCTCGTTAATACTAATAATCGCTCCAGAATTAGTTGTGACTCTAGCGGACATAGGAGCATCGTCATACGCTATAGTTTTTTCGTGTGCTTGTTCTTGCAACCCACTAACAGCACCTTGTAAATTTTGGTATTCTTGCCATACCAAGGTAGCAGACCAGGCAATACCTGCAACTGCAACTGCAATTGTTACGATCCACTGTGCAGACATTTTCTTACCTGCAAGTGCTTCCTTAATAAAATTGAGTATCGCCTCCATAAAATGGTGTCTCCTTATAAAAATCTTGTTTGTAATTATTTAATATACCACTATCAGCCATCTCTACTTCATCATAGAAATCAGTATCTTCATAGAACTCCATTTCTATTAACTGTAGATTATCAACTAATTGTAAGGTATCAGTTAGTGCATCATTCCCGAGGCTACTCCCAGAGAATATAGAGTTAACACTGTTAGCATCCATAGTACTATCAACGAGGGACACAATTTCAACTGCTCGCATTGTTTGTAAAGACTTTGTTTCATTTTTCTTTTTTACTTCCTTCTTACTTCCTTTCTTAGTTTCCTGTTTTTGTACCTTAGGCTGAGCCTTAGCCACTGCAACTGTAGGTTGTTGTACAGGTTGACTAACGGTTGGGGTATCCACTTTAACTTCATCTACTTTAACTACCTCTACTTTAATTTCTTCTATCTTAGGAACACCGTTGGCATCCAGATCATATTTTATGTCTGTTACCTTTGCGATGTCGTACACAGGGTCTGTAATTAAATCTAAGGGTATTTCTTGGTAATCGTAGGTTAGATAAATATCACCAATACGAATATCATCTGAACCATTCCAATCACTTGATCCTGCAATACCCATCCAAATTTCTTTGGCTAGACTCAGTTTTTCCATATCGTTATACACTCTATCGACATTGATCCACTGTCCTGTGGTAATATTGTAGTCCATAACCGAGTCATCAATCATAGTACCATTTTCATCAATAAGTGCTATTGCGATTGCTACTTCACCTGGGGCATACGAGTAATATTTATATCCGTAGTTAACCTGAGTAATCTCATACGTAAGTTTATCTAAGTTAATCTCGTGTTCTGCTACTGCACTATCTCTGTAATTGAGGCTTGCTCCTGTGTAAATGTAGGGATCATAACTACCATCTCCGTGCATATGAATATTAGGATACTCATACTTACTATCAAGAAATTGTTCATAAGGACTTGTGATTAAGTTATCAGTTGTTTCTGCACTGGTCCAAGTTCCAATTACGGTCAGGGCCACAAATAGGCTTTTCTTCATCTAACTTTTCCTTATCAATCATATTACCATCTTTGTCAATATACCCAGCATCAATCAAGATCTGTTTCTTAGCTAAGTACTCTTGGTAATCGGGGCGTAACTCTGGATACTTGTTCCACATCTCTTTTGCTTGATCACCAATAAGACCCTTGAAAGGACAAGGAGTATTACTATCGATCATTGCTTGGAATACACGAGGGTCTTGACACATAATTGCTACGCTTGCGACCTTCATTCCACCAGAACGTAGTTCACGGGCCAATTTAATGCGTTCACAATTTTCATCTACTACAGTAGTACCCATAGAAACACCTATGACTGTCCCTTGTACACCACCACTGATCGCACTAACACATACATCATTATTGTTTACAGTGATGTTTGGTGCTCCTGCTCTCTGCACTGGTTGGTTCTTATAGTCAACCGTAGAATTAGACGTAGTAGTATTATTACTTGTACTTTGAGTTGTTGTAGTAATATTTGTATCTGCTGCAAAAATAGCTACAGAGACAAACGCTAATAATACTAATAGCTTCTTCATCGTGTTTTTCCTACTTGAGACCCTACGTAAAATTCAATAATCATTGAAGCCCAACCAAATACTTCTTCATATTTCACCATACCATCTACAGGTACAAATGTAGTTTTATCACCAGTAATTTCAAATCCTAATATTGATACACCTTTCTCGACTACAGGGATTACTGTTTGTACATCAAAGATAACTGGTGCTAATACATATACAACAATTAATGCTAAGATTGTAAAGAATATAACCCTACGAGTAAATGCTGCTGCCGCAGATTCAGTCTTAGCGTATTCGCGAGCATCATTAAGTGCTTGCTCTCTTGCTCCCATAGCTTGCAACATTAACTTTTGCTGCTCGGCCTTCTGTTTCATATTTTCAGCAATAAGCTTTGATACAAAACCCATTAGTATAGGGAGCATATTTGTTAATATTGCTACCATTTATTTCTCCAATTTATCAAATAACCTTTTAAGCATTTCTTTAATTTCATCAATGTCACGCTTATAGTCCTCTTTAAGAACATACTGGTGAGGAAGATGAGACTGACACTCGTGAAGGTTTTCCTCGACCTTTCGCATATCGCTACTCAGTCGAGATAAGAAATAACCTAACATAGTTACTATAATGCCTAAGAGAAATAGAAAAATGTCATTTATTTCCATTTCTTATTCCTTTATTCAGGTTTAGGGTATGCGTCTTTAACAGCTTGAATTTCTGCTTTCCAAGCATCAATACCTTCGTGAAAGATTGTATCTAACTGTTCTTCGATACTAGGATAACGCACCGCTCGCTTTTTAAAATAATCTCTTAATTCAAAACTAAGGGCATCGTAAGCTGCTTGAGCTTCTTCTAATGTATCGTAAGCAACACCATCGATTTCTTCTTCTGATGCGACAAGACCATTCCCTTCTTCATTAGATTGTACATAATATTTCATTATATCGCTCCTACTGTGCAAGTTATAGAACCACCATATCCAGAATTAAGACCATTATCTGTATAATAGTTTACTTTTGCTCTGGCATTAATAGTTCCTGTTGCTGAATAAGTTGTCGTTGCACTGTATGAACCTCCTCGAGTTCCCGACAGGCTGTTGGTTTCTGGGAAGGATATAGTGTATTTGTCACAACACGATTCAGATTGCCCAGACATAGATATATTGATTCGTGAAAATTCACTCCAATAAGGATTACTATTTGTCAAATATCCAGAAGAATAGAAATTTACATTTTGGTTTTCAGTTATATAGGACGAGCTAGCTGATATTGATGTAGTATTCCAACCGCTTTTAGCTAAACCGCTTAAGCTAGTAAGGTCTCCTGACAGAAAACTTGAAGTTGTGCTAATCCCAAAAGACATAGATGAACCATCGCTATCCGTCAAACTACTTGATGCTAAATTTGAGTATGGGGTTTGGTATAAAACAGTGGTTTCCGTGCCATCCCAACTCTGACTTGATTTGGTAAGAGTTATCGAACCATTAATGGAGTTGGTTAAAGTTATTGTACTTGGGAGAGTAGCATTATTACTTACAGTTGCTGTAAAGGTTGCATTAGTTGACCCTGCTCTACGCCAAGTAGCGTCGTGAGTTACAGACTGAATTTGGTAATAAGTATAAAATGTTCCTAGAGCTTCTGAACTCTCTTGACCTTCTGATGACTCGGAAAGTTGCAGTGTTAATAAAACTGAATTTGCACTCATAGCAGCAACTACATCTGAAAAGGGAATTGTGCATCTATTTACATAAGTGCTTTGTTCTGTAACACTTGAGAAGTTAATAGTTGACGAACCTATCTTAAGTGATGGAGTTGTTGTTGCTGCATTTGTGTTGGTAGTAATATCTATAACTATATTATCCCCAGTCAGAACCACATCACTAACACCTGAAACATAACTCGTACTCTCTATTGTTGGTATGGTTGGATTAATTAGTGCCCTCCATTCTGAACCATTATATACATACAATTTATTTTCAGTAGTGTTGAAATACAGTTCACCATTATTTGGATTTGAAGGTGCGGAGGCTACTTTAGCAACCTTAGCATCATTTGCTAACTTAGCCGCAGCAATACTACCTTCTGCAAGGCGGTCAGCACTTAAAGTTCCTGTAGTTAATGCACTAGCGTCATTACTTGGAGGAACATTATCCAAAGCACCTGATTTAACATCACCTGTGCTGTCTAGTAAATTTGCTAAATCTCTTGCTCTACTCATTCTGCCTCCTTAGGATACTTGGCTTTAATCTCTTGGATTTTTTCTACCCAAGTATTAGTATTATTTACCTTATCGTCATACATCATTTCAAATTGATTGAGGGCGTTGTATTCTCTTTTTCTGTTTGATTCCCATTCTAATGCCATCTTCTCTTGCATAGCATCATATTCATCTTTATCCCAAAGACTTACTCTAACATTATCATCACCCAGTGTAGATTCAATATCATCTTCACTAGCAATCTCAACAGAAGTAATTAAACTTTCATCTGTTACCTC